CAATTTTTTTTTAAGTTCGCCGCGCTTCGGGCGTGACAAGCTGCCAAGATAATCGAGGTCTTCGGCGCCGACTTCGCAGCGCTGCCGTAGCTCCTCCTCCGCGGTCCAGCGCTCATCGAATTCGTGTAGGCTATCCACCGTTTTGAACCACGCCACCGCATAGGCTTTATATTCGTCCGGCGTGCGCGGCTCGATTTGCGGCGCCGCCTGCACGGCGTCCTTGTTCGGATCAAACGCACCGACCTTGAAAAACCGATTGCCGCGCAGGCGTTCGAACCAGCTTTGCGGCATGTCAACGCGTTTCGGCAGATTGGCGTTGAAGGTATGGCCGACAAACTTGACCTGCGCCGGGTCTTCCGGTGCCGGCAAATAAGTCACTTGCTCGGTCATCACCGGATCGTCTTGTGGTGTTGCCGCCGGCGTTGTCCCCGGTAATTCAGCCTGCGGTTCTTTCATGGACATACGGCTGCGCTTGGTTTCGTCATCACTCATATAACAGCCCTCCAAAATAAGAGAAAAAAGGCGCGGGGGAATCCGCGCCAGTATCACGCTGCCGTCAAACAGGAGAAATCACGGCAACGTGGTTCAAGCACCGCATGCCACCAGCAATGGCCGCGGTGCTTGCAGGACTTAGAGCTTAAGACCTTTACAGGTCGTTGTTGAGCACGTAGGCGAGCACGATATGGATTTTGCCCGCGGTCGCCGCGCCGCCGCTCTGTACGTATTTGGCATACACCGTCACCGGACCCGCGGTGGTCACGCCGCAGCCAAGCCCGGCCGCCGCCGTCTGAGCGGCGAAGCCCGGAGTCTGGCCGGCAATGACGCCAGTGATTTCGTTGCCGGTCGCCGCCGTGGTGCCGAGCGACACGCTGTTGGTGGTGCCGGCATTGAATGCCGTTTCCACAAACGATTGGCTCGACGTGACGAAGGCGTATTGCGGCAACACCGCACAAGCGACCCCGCCAGCGATACCGGGGTCGTTGAAGTTGATGGTGGCGCGCAAATATTGAATCGCTTGCCAGCCAAAATTGCGCACCTGTGGGGTTTTTGAGGGATCGAATAGCATGAGAGGGTTCCTTTTCTGGAGGGTTGGGATGGAGCCGGTTCTGCGAACCTACCCTGCCGTTCCAACCGCCTCGCGGCGGCCAGCAGTTCGGGATCACCCTATAATGATCCACCGGGGGCCTTGCGAGCCGTACCGCGCTCCGCTGGTATTTCGTATGGCTTACGTGTCGGATACCGCCGCCAAGAAGGCCGTGTAAACGCCCCACTCCTTCAGATTCACATTGTTCGTCAGCTTGGCGATCTTGCCCACCCCGTAAGCCATTTTCAGGCCCGCACCGCGGAGATATTGGTAATCATCCTCGCGGCGGAACGTCGGCGTTGGCATTTTTCCCCAGCACCAAGCCATAGCACCTTGGCCGCACAGGAACGCGGGCGACACCCGCGTGGTGCCGGCGGCGCCGGCAGTCTTGTAGAACACCGGAAGCCGGGTGCTCAATTCCGGCACTTCGCGCACGATGACGCCGTTATACAAAAGATCGCCATCGACAAAGATGGGGTTTTTCAAGTACCCCTGATTTTCACGCGCGCGGCTGTTCTGGTTCGCCGTCTTAATGTCGGTGTCGTTCTGCGCGTCGCGGAATTGCTCCTGGCCGACGAACAAAACAAACCACTCCGTGCCGTTTTCTTTGAGTTTGTAGGGCCGAATCCGCGGGAACAACAACGCCTTGGCCGATCGCTTCATGCGATTGATCAATGCCCCCGACAGCGTCATTGCCGTGGTGATATTGGTCATCGAGGAGGCGAAGTTGCCGGCGACCAGGTTGGCATTGGAACTGCCGATCAGCACGCGATCGGCATTGTCAGTAATCCACGTATTGCGCTGCGCCGGGCTCGCGGCATCAAACAGGATACCGTTGACGCGTTGACCGTTGGACGAGCCGAGTCCGGCCGGAGCCGCCTGGGACGGCAATGCAAAAAAGCCGTCGCAGATTTCGTCGCGTTGCAGTTCCTTGCCCCAATCCACCAATTCGGGCTTGGCCTCTGCAAACAAATCGATCGAAGATTTGTTTTCTTCCGCATTGTTGATGACCACGGCGTTTCTGGCCCAATCGATCCACATGCGAAAGCCGTAGTTATCAAGCGCTTCTTCGTTGCCAACCAGCGTGCCGCTGGCGATAGCCACGGCGTTCAGCCGTGCCATCAACGGAATGTTGATTTGCTCACCACCGTTGCGGCCGCCCTTGTCGAGGTCCGGAATCACGCGAATGATCGACGTGAGATCGGTGCCCATATAGGGGCTGAACAGGTTTTCACGAACGTATTCGTGGAATACCTGCTTACGAAAGACGATGAGTTTGTCGTTAACTTGAGTCAGTGAAAGAGCCATTTGGCGTCCCTTTCCGGGCGCCTGATTGCTCCCACGCGTTTAATCAGTGCTGGGCAGATAAACTTTGCAGGATTAAATCAGCGCCAAGCTGAGTTCCATACGGACTGCTCGGAATTGTCGTAGAGGTCGGCATCGGCTTGTTCTCTGTTGGAACCTTGACCAGCCGCTCCATTGAGCGATTTCGGCAGTCGGGTGATATGACGCGCTGGCTTGCTCGGCTGAGCGCCGCCGGCTTCCGCGCGCAAATCATCGAGCATTTGCTTGCGGAATTCCGGGTCTTTTCTCATGGCTTCACGCACTTCCGCGGTGATGGTTTGCCGGAATTTTTCCGGATCATCGCCCACCACCCGCAAGGTTTCCTGCCGCGCATGCCACTTCAACAATTCACCACCGGGATCGGCGGCGTTGAAAATGCGCTGTGCGACCGCAAACTCGTCCGGCTTTTGCGCATCCAGCTTATTGACGGCGTCCCACGCTTTGCTGAATTTCTCGCCGTGCACCGCTCGCGCGATGTCCATCGAGTTTTGAAAGCGCAGCACGCCGAGCATGTGTCGGGTTTCCGCATTGGCGCGGTCCTGACGCTGAACGAAAAAGTCGGTATAACCCTGCGGATTCTCGAATACGTCCGGTGCGGCTTCAGGAGTCGGCGGCGCTGGCGGCGATGGTGCCGGCGCGGCGCGGCCTTGCAGGGCCGACAACACCCCGGCGAACTGCTGTTTCAGGCCGTCGAGTTCGGCGCGCTGGCTGGTGCGCTCGGTGTCGCGCTCGGCTTGCGCCGCGCGCAACGCCGCTTCGGCGCGCTCCGCTCGCTCCGTCTGCTCGCGCAAACGGCCGGACGGCACGCGACCTTGCGGCGGCGGTTCGGCGGCGGCGGCTTCGGCGGCTTCGCCTTCGCCTTCGCCTTGGCCTTCGCCTTCGCCTTCTTCGGCTTCTTCGCCTTCGCCTTCGCCTTCGCTTTTGCCTTCTTCGCCTTCGCTTTGTTCGCCGTCGCCTTCCGATTCGTCCTCGGACTCTTCATCCTCGGCCTCGTCGTCGGGCGGTTCGTGCTGACCCTCCAGGCCATCGCCCATTTGCTCGTTGGTGCGATCGCCGGTGTCGTCATGCACGGTGCTTTCCTGACCAAATGCGTCGCCGAATATTTCCTTTTCGGTCGAGTCAATGGCCTCCCGCAACAGGTCGTCTTCGTTCGTTGCCATGAGAGCAAGCCTTTACCTTCTTCACATATCGTTGTGGAGAGCACGGCGGCTTCTTGATCCGATGCCGAAGCCGGAGCGGCATTGCGCCGTATCGTGGCGCCGACGACGCGCCGTATCGTGGCGCCGACGGGTAAACTTGTTGCTTTATGTTATTGCTTGACCGCCGGCGGCTCGGTCGCGTTGGCGATGGCGCGATCGAGGATGTCGCGCAATTGCGCCGCGGCGCCGAGCGAGCAGCGCAAATGCGCCACGCAGACCATGTCGCAATAAACCCCGCCGCTGGCGTCCGGCATGATCGCCCGCGCCGCCAACTCGATTTCGACGAGGCCGTTTTGGGTGCCCATGCTGGGCGCGCCGTCGAAAAACACAAACGGCGCCGCGTTGGCGTTTTTCAGCAGCGATGCGGTTTTCATTGTTTTCCTCGGGCCTCAAGTCGCTATGTTGGCGTTGGCCAAGGCGACAGCAATGATGACAGCCGGAGACGCATTTGGCCAACTCGGATTAAACGTCATCGTACCGGACGCCGCCGCGATCTGCGAAGACAGCGACATCGGCGGAATGTTCAGCAGTGGATTGAATCCAGCCGGATCGGTGATGTAATAATCCTGGCCGTTGGTGGTGCCCACGAGGCCGATGACAAGATCATTCGTCTGAACTCCAGCCAAGGTCGTGGACAGAGACGTGATGTTGGAAGCGCTTGAATTAACGTTTGATACGCGCACCGTTGTCGATCCGGTCGGCGGTGGTGGCCGATAGTACGTACCGCAAAGAGACCAATTCGCAAGACCGGAAGGTGAGAACGTTGCTTTCCATGTTGAGCCATTTGGAATGGCAACGGTTGTCGAAGCGCAAACGGCCAAAGCCATCTGACGGATCGATGAAGACGTTGTCGGCTGTAAAATCGTATAAGTATTGCCGACATTATCAACAAACGTATAGCTATTGGCGGCAGCTCTATCTGCCATCAAAACGGCCATGATGA